ACTCTGGGATGCCGCCTTCACCGCCTCCTACACCAGCACCTTCACCACCAACAGCTGCTTCACCTTCTGCTAGCTCGCCGGCTAGAGCAGCTTCCTTCCAAGCAGGGCCAGCTGCTATAATATTAGCCAGCTCCCATTGCAATTCAGCATCTTTTCTTAAGAATTCTCTGTTAGCTAAGATATCTTTATCTTTCCACCCAAGATACTTTTTCTGGGCGTAAGTTGCAGAAACGAACTCATTACCTGCTAAATTGGTATAGTTACCGGCTTTAAGCTCGAGTCTCTGATTCTCTCTTAATTCATAGAAATTAGTAGGTACATTAAACTCGACTTCAATATTCTGTTCAGTAAGTTCTAATTTCTCAAATGTACCCATTAAGGTTAAATGAGTGATAAATCCTTTTTTAAGGCCAGCAGCAAATCTTTGCTGTTGTCTCATTACAAACCTCGCAAATTTAAGTTCTTCTCTTAAAATTGTCGACCCGTCAACAGAAGCTTGGTCTTGAGGATCTAATCTAGCAGCAGGTACTTTAAGCGCTCTATACAGCTTTTTAATAAAGTACATTAGGTCAGATAATTCGCCTAAATTAGCACCACCTGCTAATTGATCGACCGTTGTACCGTCTGATCCCTGACGTTTAGCAAACCAAAACGCATCAAGCATTGATTGTGGATTAAATTTCTTTACGATATCGTCTTGATCAATATCGAATGTCTTTCTCGACCAATAATTTTGAATAAGCTTTTTAAGATATGCTTCAGCTTTTGGTGGAGGCATATTACCAACATCAACATTAAAGACCAATCTTTCTGGCGCTCTCACTAGGCGATAGATAACAATAGCATCCTCAATTAAAGATAATTGTCTATACGGGCGTCTAGCATTTTCTAAGAAAGGTATAATAAAATTCTTTGTTTCGTTGTACACACCAGAATTAACATACATAATCTGGTTTTGATCCATGGGAATAAATTCAACCTTTTCGACTTTATTTGGCTGAGTAGGACTAAAAATTGGCTTTTTATAAATATACCCTTTAACAAGCATATTTTGTATATTATTATATACCGGGTCAATAATCTCTGAAGGCAAGTTAATAACACCTAATACACCGTCCTTAACAAACCCTTCGTGAATTATTTGCTCAAAAAATACTTCTCCTTCAACCAATAATTGCCTAAAGTATTGCCATCCTTTGTTTTTAAGGTCATAATATTCTACATATCTATGAAATTGGGTTTCTAATTCACTTTTTTCATCTAAGGTTAGATCAACCTCTTTTAATTGTAGATTAGTGATCCACCCTGTTTCATCCGGATTAATGGTCTCGTCACAGATCTCGTCTAACGCATCAGATATCTCTGAATAAGCAGCCATTATCCTATAATCTCTTAACCTACCAACTTTATCATCGGATATGTTTGCATACATAACGTCACCGAAAGATGAGTCTTTAGCGAAATCACCTATAGGAATGTTGTTGTATGGGTTAGAAGAAGATACGGAAGCTTTAGCTAAGGCTTCTGCCCTTCTCATACCAGCTTTTTGAAAGAACTTGTACTTAGGATTTAATGCGTCGTTTTCTTCGCGTGCGTCTGTCGAATAGGGTAGCCTATTCTGGATGTATTGCATTAAATTTCTTCCAAAAGTGGCTGCACGACCGTCATTCGTTACATAGGAGCGGTTTTGACTTGAACTTGTTGTTGATCCGGATCCAGGCATTATATATATTTATACTAATTTAAGGATAGAGCTACTGGCTTGATAGGAAGTTGCCCAGCCAGCCTCGTTTCCAGTTACAATTGTAAATTCACCAGCTTTGGCAGCACTGAGCGAAGATGCGGGGAAGAAGAAGTTAACTACATTATCGTTAACAACTTTATAAAAATTATTACCAAGCTCGTAACCACTAATTGTTGAGTTTTTAGCTGAAGTTATCGCTGTGTAGTTGGTATAGAAACTAGTAACATATGAACTTAAATAAAACTTATTATCTGCGTCAAATCTTTTTCCGTATAAAATAAAGTTATTAGCGTCACCGCTGGTGATTTGTGTTAATGTTCCTAGAGGAAAATCATTAATTGCTTGATATGTACCGGTTGTCGCGTAAAAAATATTAGTAAATTCAGGTATACCTGATACAGTAATTGTCTCTGTGTAGTTTGTGTTTACTGTCGACTGTTGTGCTGAAACGCCCGTGTGATAACTAGATAATCGTGCGTAGCCTAATTCTTGATACGTATTATCTTGAACGGGTAATGTAGGATCAAGTGGTGAGTAAATTTTGTTAGCTAGATCAACGGCTATAAAATTATTATCTATCTTGAAAATATTACCTGATGTATCTTTCTGCTCAGGAAACAACCATCCTTTAATAGTAAATGATGTATCAACTGTTACTCTAAATTTATCATTATATGTAGTATCTGTAGGCGTATCATAAGTTAGTTCACCATTCCACAAAACTTCACTTCTTATTTCTTGTGGGTATTGAGCTCCAAAATCATCCGGTACCTGCCAGGTTAGGATAATATACGGGTTGTTATACGGTACAAAGTTTGAAACGATCTGATCAACATCTTGCATATATCTTGCAAGAATTGTCATATTGACTTCCAGGTTAACTGGAACGGGCATTAAAAACTTCGAAGAAGCTTTTGGGTTATCTATTTTTTGAACTGGTACGTATGACGGAGCTAATTTATTAAACACTCTATCATTATCACGTGTCACTGAAGCTAAATTAACTGCCACGACCGGGAGAGTTAAGTTTTGAGCTTTATTTAATATATCATACATTACTCTTTGCTTAGGAGCAAAGACATATCGGACCTCAATATTTGATTCAGGATTTCTATTTTTATTGTATCTACTAATAACAGTATTATCAAACGCGGCGATAAACTGCGTTAGAAGATCTTTTATTTCAAAATGAAATGCTCGGTTCTTCATGCGTACTTATATATTTATTACAGAAACCTGTCGATGAAATATTTCGGTAACTTATGCTTATTATTTACAACACTTTCTACAACAGCTCCATCTAGTATATAGGTTGTACAATAGTCTTTTTTAGATCTAACACCCCGACCACATGACTGAATCACCGAACATAGCATTTTATTCGAATACCAGTTAAAGTCATCTTTCATTAATCTTTCAATCCTCTTATCTTTTGTTGGTAAATAAGGCGCTTTAACAATAATTTGAAATCTAGCCAAATTATCTTTTAAATCTACACCACGAGACAAAGAGGGAGACACTAGCACTGTTGGCGCGGGGTTGGCTAAATGCTGCTCTATTATCATTTCGTTATTTACACCCGGCTCTCTAGCTAGAAATCTCTCATCAGTTAATTGATTTGATAAAAACGACGTTATAGTATTATTATGTGTGTGTATAATACCTTTATCATTTTTATGAAATTCACAAATTTGCTTTATTTGTTTTACTATCTTAGGTAAGCTTCGCTTTAAATTATGATAGTTTAATTTAACTTTTGTTGTGCAGTATATTGGAGCGTTTTTTGCATCAAAAGATGACTCAGCTTCCACATACTTAAATTTATCTATACCTAAGCTCTTACAAAAATTTGAAGGGTCAATAATTGTAGCTGACATTAATACTACCTTATCAGCATATTTAAATAAGTGGTTAGAAAGCTTGTTTACTTTCAACGGCATAAATGTAATACCATCTTTACTAGTTTCAAAAAGATATTCGCTATCATTCCACGTATCAATAATTAATGAAAGCTTTGAGTGGAGGTTCCGTATACCCACTATTTGTCGTCTTGTTTCAATTAGAAATTTTTTATTATTAGTATTACCACTACTAATAATATCGCGGAGTTGATCTATCTTATCGCTCAGATCTAATAATAAATTGTTAATCCACTTTATAACATTAGCACTGTTTTTAGAATAGAATGGCCTTACTAATATATCCATTCTTTTTAACATTTCAAAATTAATGTCGCAAGAAAATTCTTTAACTAATTGATCTTCTAGTTCAGCGGCTTCATCACAAATTAAGAACTGTCTCTTTTTTATATGATTAGGCAACGAAAAGAACATGTTATAATTTAACGCTGCAAATTTGTTTATTAGAGCATCTCTACGGTCGTTATGATAGGTGCACTTATGCCTTCTTCTATGATCCTCTAATATATTCTTAGGCATAATCAATGATTCTAACTCAACATCAATATTTGAATCAATTGTACTAATGTAGTTACTCTTACCTTTAAGTATAGTTGTATCTTTAAATAGATCTCTATATTGATCTTGTAGAGCTTTTGTTATAGTAAGTGCAAACGCGCCGGGTGGATCTTCTTCTTCGCACTCTTCTTCGTGTATATATGAACCTGTTTGGTCTATTTTAAATGCTGTGTAGGATGTTATTAGATCCTTAAAATTGGAAGACGATTCTGTTGAGGCGTTCGCGAGAGTTTTTGATATAAAGCTTTTGCCCGACCCGGTAGGCGCATTGCATACTACAAATTTGTAACCGTCGTCGAAAGCTTGATCGATATTTTTTAGTAGCTTTACTTGCGCGGAGTTGGGAGTATACCCTTCTGGAAAAACTTTTAATAAACCACCTAACACACTTTATTATATTGTGGATTCTTCAGATGGCAATATATAGACGAGATTATCGTACAGTTTAGATTTTAAGGAACTATCTAGAAACTTAACCATAGTCATTTGTGGCCTTGGAATAAATGAACTTAGTTGGTAGTTTAATACACCCTTACCTTCTTCATGATGCATTTTAAACGGGTAGGGTATTTCGTATGACTTTATAGAGTCGTTAAACTCTAAAGTTAAATTTATATAATATTGTTTTATTTGAAAAATTTTAAGCTTTCCTCGCTTTAGAACTTTTTTATCTGTTCTTATTACTATTTCTTGTAACAAGAATGGTTTTAAAAAATCTGTTACTTTCTCTAAGCTTAGGTTCATGAATTCATAAAATTAAATTTTTGTTTTGCTGACATTGGATATATATTTTCATTAAAATATACCCAAAAATCATCATTAGCGGGGATCTCTTGTATTAAATCGCATTGATTCATATTAATATTTCTATAATCTTGCATTAATATGTCCCATGCAACGGCTAAGTGATCCGGACCTAAATATGCCTTAGGTGGGCCTTTAGGCGGAAAATAGTTAAGCGAAATTCTACCATTAATAGAGTTTAGTAAGGATAATGATTTTGTACAAAGCATTCTTCTCGTAGTAGCTTGTCCAGTTTTAATTATTCTACGAGCGAATCTTATTTCACAAACATTATCCAACAAGAGAGAATCAAGAGCTGCTTTTTGTATTATCATCTTTCTCTTTACAGATTCCAAACATTCTTTCTTCGTTTAAAAAGATGCCCTTCTCTACTGTCCCTTTACCTAGTACTGTGGCGCCTGTGATTGTAACACCCATGTTATTTGGGAAGAGAACAATGTCGCCTTCTTTAGCGTACTTTGCTTTAGGTCCAGCTAGAATAACCCTACCTTTACGCCAGGCCATTGTTATTTGATTAGTGGGAATTAATATTCCGTTTCTTTCAATCGCATCAGTACCGTTATTAAAATCTTCTGCTAGATCAACATACTCAATTAATAAAATATCATCAAAAAGGAAAGTTAAATCATAGTCTTGCAGTCCAAAGTCCCCTTTATCGGATTTTGTTAAGTCGATTAAACTTCTTGTTGGAGCTAAATTATCTATAGATGCCATTGCCATGACTCTATTTAACAAGCTCTATGATTTAATCCAACCTTCTAGATCAACACTAGGCTTATAATTAAGAAGCTTATTACTTTTTGTTAAATCAGCTAACGTCTCACGTGCCTCACCTGGTCGGTTAGGAATGTACTCTGTCTCGCCGCCAATAATATCTGCAACATCTAACACGCTGTAATTTTTACCACAACCAACATTAAATACTTCACCTAAAATATCCGGATTGTCGCTGGTGGCTGCTAATATATTAGCATTAACTACATCTCCAACATATGTAAAGTCTCTTGCCTGTTTACCGTCACCCACGATAGTCAGAGGCACTCCTTGTTCTTTTTGTTTCTGAAAAATACCAATAAGAGGTGCGTATTGACCCTTTAAAGGCTGTCGCTCCCCGTAAACATTAAAGTATCTAAAAATAACAGTTTCTACATCGAAGAGATTAAAATACATCTTACATAAGTCTTCTGCAGCAGCTTTCGAAACAGAATATGGATTAAGACAGTCTCTTGGCATATCTTCTTTTAAGGGGCACTTGTTACTAAGACCGTATACAGAAGATGTTGAAGAAAACATAAATCTTTTAACACCATACTCCCTACTTTGTTGCAACATATTACATGTGCCTACAACATTAACGTCACAGGATTCGATAGGGTTCTTAATAGCAATTGGAATTCGTGAATGAGCTGCTAAATGAAAAACATAATCAGGTTTAAAATCCGCAAATACCTTACTACACTCTCTTTGATCTGTAATGTTTATTAAGTGATTTTGTGCTTTTTCGTTCCAGTAAAATTGTGCGTTTACTTGTGAACTTTCATTATCAATTACTGCCACTTCGTATCCATCAGATAGAAGTTGATCGACTAAATTAGACCCGATAAACCCGGCTCCCCCTGTTACTAGTGCTCTATTCATATTCTTTTATATAGTGTTTGAGTTCTCTAACGGAAATATTTTTATTTTTTGCAAAAGCAGATAAATCTATTTCTTCTTCCTGTTTCTTTTTTTTCTTAATGTACGTTATTTTTTTCCATTTAAGCCGTGGTATAAGATGGTAATAGAGTCGATAAGATTGTTGCTTATCATCAAAAATAACGCTAAATTTATTAACTGTTTCGTTTGTAAAAACAGACATATCATTATTGTAAAAAGAAAGCCATCTATTAAACAGAAATGGAACAAATGCATCCTCACCTTCCGTGTCTAATTCCCCCGCTTTATCTTTTTTTGAATAAAATAGTTTATTTTGTAGTTGAAAGAAGTTCATAGTTTTTTGTCCCAATATTCAATCATCTCATCAATCATTTGCTCGAAAGTACACTCTGGCGTCCACCCTAAAGTCTTTTTTATTTTCGAACTATCGCCTTTAAGATTGCATAATTCTTCTGGTCGTAAAAATTTTTGATCTGTTTTTACACAATCTTTATTTAATTTAAGCCTGGAAAATGTGTAATCAACTAGATCTCTTACTGAATGTGATATACCTGTAGCGCATACGAAATCATCCGGCTTGTCGTGTTGTAAAATCATCCACATTGCCTTAACATAATCCCTAGCATGGCCCCAATCTCTCGTCGCGTCTAAATTTCCTAACGCTAATTCATCCTTAATTCCTCTTTTAATTTGAACAGCTGTTTTTACAACCTTTGAAGTT